CACCGCTGTCCAGCGAGCCACCAACGAGACCGAGCGGTCGCTGCAGTCCTCCGCCCACCGGGTCGGTGTCTCGGACCTCGGTTTCTGCTCCGAGAGAGTCCGCCGCCACATTGCCGGTGAGGCTGAGCCAGTGGTGGACCACCTGCCTGCCTTCATCGGCACGGCCTTAGGCGACCACATAGAAGAAGCCGTGATGGAAGCCTTCCCGGGCATGATCAGGCAGTCGGAGGTGACCATCACCCTGTACGGAGACTCGGGCACCTTCAACCTGGTCGGCCACCCCGATCTGATCGACCCCAAGGGCCGGCTGATCGATGTGAAAACCAGCGATGGATTGGGCAAGGTCCGGCGTACCGGCCCGTCTCAGCAGCAGCAGTTCCAGCGGCACTGCTACGCCAAGGCGGCATGGCTGGAACATCTGTTCGACGACGGGCTGACGCTGGATGACATCACCGTGAGCAACATCTGGTTCGACCGCTCAGCCCGGGAGCGTGAGGCGTACGTGCACACCGAGCCGTTCGACCAGCGGATGGTGGACGCCGCGACGCTGTGGCTGGACGACGTGGTCTATGCCTTTAAAAACGGCGAGCACGCCCGCAAGGAACCCCCGCGCGAGATGTGCTATGCCGCCTGCGGCTTCGCTCCCGACTGCCGAGGCGGTGACCCGGACACTCAGGGCCTGATCACCGACAACGAACAGCTGGCCGCCATCGCGATGATGCGACAGGCGGTGGAGTTGGAGCGCTCGGCTCGGAAGATGAAGGACGAGGCCAAGGCTGCGCTGAAGGGCGTGCACGGATCGACCGGTGAGTACGCGGTGAAGTGGATCAAGATCGGCGGCGGCTACGTGTCCTACGAAAGACCGCCCTACGAGCGCTTGGATATCCGCCCAGTGAGGTGAGTGACTGTCGTGGTGACGAATCACAAGTTTCGAATGGTCGGCATCCGTGAGCACTGCCAGGCCATCTGTCGTTGCAAGCAGAAGTCCCCGATTGGCAACTTGGGTGACGTGGAGGGCTGGAAGTACGCCCACCTGCAGGACATTGAGCGGGCCAGGGCCAGGCTTGGCACCCGCGATCCCAGCCTGAAAACACAACTCGCCTGGTTCAAGACTCAGGCAGACAATGCTGACAACGAGTACGACGATCGACTGCTGTGGCGACAGCTCGCCGACGAGACCGAGCGGCACCTGAACAAGCAGGTGCCGATGATCCAGAGCGAGACTTTGTTTTAGGTCCGACCTAAATCAGTAGAGAATCGCCTGGATCGTTGCAGTCACGGGCTGCGCACCCATCGGTGTCCCATCGGTCAGTCGGTAGGCGATCGCTGACACTCGGTCGGTGTTCGGGTAGACCATTGCCTTCCAGGCCACCGCTCCCGTCTCTTGCACCGTCACCGACAGCACGCCCGAGTTGTTGATCAGGTCATCGGCACTCAGCACGTCGATCACACCGAGGTCGTCACTGGTGGTGTCGAGCTGGATGATGGCCACCGTCACTGGCAGGCCGGCCGAGTACGGCCCCGACATCTGCATGAACTCATCGGGTGCCGACCAGGTGGTCTGGTTCGGCAGCACCGACCACTGTGAGCCGGTCCAGTACTCGATCACCCCGGGGTTGGTGTCCAGCATGGTGAGCATGTTCAGCACCGGCACAGTGATGGCAGTGGTCCGCCCCGAGGCATTGGCGAAGTGCTGCACCACTGAGGTCATCCCCAGGTCGGACAGCCCCAGGCCAGTCGAGAACGTACCCAACAGCCGGGCGGTGATCGGTGCCACGCCCAGTGGTGTGGGTGCCGAACCGTCACCAGCCAGCGAGGTGTCGTGCAGCACCGCCCCAGTGGCTGCCGTCGTCGGAGCCTGAGCCACCCAGCGGGCAGTCGAACTGCTCCAGGCCAACACCTGACCGTTGCTCGGCCCAGGTGCGTTCACATCCGGGATGTGGTCCAGCTTCGCTGTCGAGGCGAACACCGTCTCCACCGTCCACGGACTCGCGTCGGTGCCCTCGCCGTCAGCGATGGTGTCGAAGGTGATGTTGTGGGTCGAGGCCCGGACGGCATCCATCGAGAAGACGAACGGGTCGCTCGGTTGCCCAGAGCCGGTGATCGTCAGTGATCCGTCGCTCTCGGCGACAATCTTGCAGGCGCAGGTTCCTCCGCCACAGCATCCAGTGGGCATCAGAGGCCACCTCCTCGGGTGAGCGTAGAGCACTTCATGGTGGTGGACCTTTCATCAGGCTGTTCGCCAGGTCGTGAATTGACGTTGAGCACCGGACACGGTGTAGAACTCGCGCACCCAGACCGCCACCGACTGGCTCCCCGGCGGTTCGGCTCGGTACTCACTGACCCGCTGGGTGCCGTAGCCCTCGAAGGTGGCCTGGCTGGTTCCCATCCAGTACTTCTCGCCATCCGGGGCGTTGATCGCACCAGGCTCGGAGTGGAAGAAGCCGTTGAACGCGGTCTCGGCGGCGTTCCAGTCCTGGAGAAAGACGCTGAACGGCGCGATGCCAGGGCCGAGCAGGTCCGATGCCGTGCTGATGTTCGGCCGCCGCTCCTCGTGCAGGATGCGCTTCTCGATGTCCCGCATCCAGTCAGCACCGCTCTGCTGGACTCTCCACGAATTGGATCCAGCCATCAGTCAGCCTCCGCCGCTGCCGCAGCGTCCGCATCCGGATCGTTGCCGCCATTGGGTGCCGGTGAAAGCACCACATGGACCTTCTCGCCCTTCTCGTCGAAGTCCACGCTGATCGAGTCCAGCTTCTGCCACTGGACCACCTGGCGTGGTGTGTTCACGCTGCGCAGCGGCATCCAGACACCCGGGATGAGCTGCTGGAAGCCAAGATTCGCCTTCGGACTCAGCGTGGTGTTGTCCGGCACCCGCACGATCAGTGGAGCCGGCCAGCGACCCGAGATGTTGCGCTTGGCCTGGTCGGTCAGTGCCGCGATCATCTTCGCCAGTGCCTCCGGGGTCTGTACCTCACCAGAAGCTGCCGCTGAGTCGCTGTAGGACGATGCCAGCATCTCAATCGGCCCGTACGGCTTGGTCTTGGCCGCCACCTCGGTGTAGCCGACCACACCGGAGCCGTTGGTCACCCCCAGGAAGGTCGCCAGTTGCATTCCGTACTCGGTGACGATCGGAGAGTCGGAGAAGTCACCGTCTCGCAGCTCCGGCAGCCGTCCGATCGGTCGGTGGGTGTCCCAGACGATGATCCGGCGTCCCACCGTGGTGTAGTCGATGCCAGCCGTCGCCGCCAGGTCGTCGACCTCCTCCCAGACGCTCCGCGACCAGTCAGCCACCACCCGAGACTCAAGCGCGTCGTCGGGATACTCGATGGTGGTCAGATATGGCAGCACGTTGGGGTCATACGGGGCCAGACCCTGGGTGATCAGCATGGATGCCCGCTTCACCGCGCTCAGCAGGCCCAGATACTCGTTCGGCTGACCGCCGGTGCCGAGCTTTACCAGCCGGTAGGCGTCGTTGTAGCCCTGGCGCATGATCCGGCGGTAGACGTAGGCCATCACGTCCTTCGCCTCGATCTCAACCGAGGTGGAGGTGAAGCCGATCCGGGTGATCGGGCCCTCCCAGACCCGCACGCCGTCACGGAAGACCACCAGCTCGTGCATCCAGCACCGCAGGGTGGCGTAGAACGCACCACAGTCGGTCGAGTAGCCGCTGGTGAACACGTCACAGGAGCTGATGTCGTCCCGCAGTCGAGTGAACGTCAGGCTGGTCAGTGGATCCAGCTCCCCGAGCCGGATCTGACCGCCCTGCTGGTAGACGAACACCCGATAGGTGCCGCAACCCAGCGATCCCTGTGCGTAGGTCGAGCCACCGAACGGCAGTGGCCCGCTGAGGGAGCCCGGGGTGGTGATGGCATAGAAGTAGAACGAGTCTGCCCACTCCGAGGCGACCGCGCCGGCTGCGTCATAGGTCCGGACCGACCACTCGTAGGTGTACTCGGCGGTGAATGTGTTGGCTGGGATGTCCCAGAACTGATTGGCACCGGGCACACCTGGAGCAGTCAGCCCGAATAGGGTCACCCACTCCGTCGGTGGCGGTGAGGTGCCGGTGTTCTTGTACTGCTCAGACGCGCTGAGGTTGACCGTGCCGACCCACTTGTAGGTGTACAGACCGGCTGGAGTCGTCGAGCCATCGAAGTAGTTGCCGTTGTAGCCGACCTTGAGGTGATCGAACTGTGCCGTCTCCCCCACCAGGGCATTGCCGGTGGTGGTCTCGACTCGGATCACCGGAGTTCCGGTGACGGCATTCGCCGGCGCTACCGCACTGACCAGCAGGCGCGCCGTGGTGCCCTTGACCAGGGTCAGCAGGACGTTCGTCGTGCTGCTCAGCACGGTGCCGGCGGAGTTGCGCCAGGTGATGTAGCCCCTGGCTCGCCGAGATGTCTGGCTGGCCTTGATGTCAACACCGAAGGCCAACGTCTGGCCCGGACCGGTGGAGAAGTACGCACCCGACGCCTTGGTGATGAACAGCTGGGCCGCGACGGTGTCAGCGGTCGGGCCGAGCTTCTCCGAGGTCGAGTCATTCACCGCGCCGGTCCACCGGTAGGTGAAACCGCCGGCCGCTGCCGTGCTGCCATCGAAGTAGTTCACCAACGACGAGCCCTTGGTGACGATCACGTGCCGCACGTCGAAGGTATTGCCGATGGCCCGTGGGCCGGTGCCAGAGATCCCCACCTGCACGTAGCAGTACACGGTGTTGGCCGGCGCGACGGCGATCACGTCGGTCAGATCGGTCCAGGTCGAGGCGTTGGTGGTCTTTCCTGGAGTGGAGGGCGTACTGCTCAAGGCAACGTTCGCAGCATTCACGAAGGTCACCACCTGGACCATCGAAAAGCCAGAGCTGCTGCGCGCTTGCGCCTTCATTCGAATGGTCTCACCGGGTGCGACGACGATCCGTTGAGCGTTGCTGACCGAGGCGGGACTGGTGATCCGCTGCGCGGTGCTGCCCGCTGTCGCGTCGGTGATCGTCGCGCGAAGGTAGCCGCTCGCCGCCGCCACAGTCACCCGCGATGGCGTCCACCAAGTAGTGACGTTCCCTGAGTCTGAGATCGGATTCTGGGCGAGGTTGGTGCCGATTACCGACTGCACGCCCTTGCGGGTGCTGACCAGGCTGCGGGTGCCGGACAGCGGCTTGACGGTGGAGACAGCCACGGTGTACTTCGTCGTGTCGACGCTGTTCCACCCAGTGACAGCACCGGTCTCCAGAGACGGGTTCTCTGCGTAGTTGGTGGCACTCAGATTGGCGAAGGTGATGCCGCCGACCGACAGCTCCTTGGTCCGCCCGATCGCTCGATAGCGGAAGTCGGCCTTGGCCTGCTTGTCGCCGGTGTCCGGATCGACGAACTTCCAGGTGAACCGCCGAGTCTTCAAGACATCGACCGGAGTGAATCTCTGCGGGGTGAGCAGTAGCGGCGGGCTGGTGGTGGAGGTGACGTGAAAGGTAAACAGATCCGACCAGGCACTCCACAGTCCTTGGCCGTCCTTGACCCGGACCTGCCACTCGTAGAACGTGTTGCCCTTGAACGTGAACGGGTTGAAGGTCCACGAGGTCTGCGAGGTGTTCTTCTCCACCGCCGTCCAGGCAGTGGAAGCAGAGGTTGAGGTGGCTGCCCTGCGGTACTGCAGCTTGAACCCGGACTGCACATCACCGGTGTCCTCGTCGGTGAAGTGCCAGGCGAACTGTGCCGACGACAGCGTCGGCAGGCTCATCCCCTCGCCCTGGGTGTTGATTGTTAACCCGTCAGCGACCGGAGCCTTGTTGGTCCAGAAGTCGATGGTGGTGTAGCTGGTGGAGTACAGGCCGTGCTGGTCCTGGGCGTAAAGCCGGGCCCAGTAGTGGGTGTTCTGGGACAGGCCGGTCGGGTTGACGCTGACCGCCACCCCGATCCGCTTCTTCTCCGAGTCCAGCTTCTCGACGTAGTAGCCGGAGTAGAGCTGCTTGTAGCCGGTTAGTGCGGAGTTGTTCGCCCAGCGGACCAGCAGCCGGATCTTCTCCCCGGCGTCCGGGTCCTTCAAGGTGGCGGTGATCTTCACCGAGCTGTACGCCTTGGTCAGCATCCCCGGCTGGGCGGCGATGTCGTTGACCTTGACCTCGGTCGGCGGAGTCGGTGGCTGATTCGCCGGCGGCGGGCTGGTGTAGGTGATGGTCACCGAGCCGTTGCCGGTGCCACCGCCGCCCTGGGTGTTGACCGGTCCGGTTAGCCCACCGGTATAGCTCGACCCACCGCCACCGCCCCCACCTGGTGAATTGCCGGGAGAGGACGCCTGACCGCCACCACCCGGGTGGTAGCCACCCCCACCACCACCACCGCCGTGACAGTGGATCGAGGACCCTGCTTCACCACCCGCGCCGGCGGTCGCCAGTGCCGTGTCAATGGCGTTCTTGCCGTTGAACTGACTGCCCGATGACGACGTACCACCATTGCCACCCTGGGTCTGGGTGCCGCCGGTGGACTGTCCGGTCGAGTCCGTTCCGCCGGTTCCGCGCGCACCGCCCTGGCCGGTGGTGCCACCACCCGAACCGCCCCGACCACCATCGCCGGAGTCACCACCAGCACCGCCGGCAACCGCCTTCAGCGAGCCTGTGGTGGAGTTGATTCGGATCCAGCTACCGCCGCCACCACCGTCGCCGCCGGCCAGTCCGAAGTGCCCTCCGCCGCCCGCACCGCCACCACCGGTCGACCCGGTGCCCTTGGTGGCACCAGAGTTCAGGTGCCCGGCACCACCGACCAGGATGTACAGCTTCTGGGTGTCACTGACCGCCAGCTTGCCTGTCACTCGACCGCCGGGGCGCGAGCCTGAGCCGGCACCGTCGAGGGTCACCGTGAGACTGGTGACCTTCTTTGGCACCTGCCAGGTGTTCCACCCGACGGTCGTGAACGTGACAGTTGGCATCAGAGAATCCGGGGCACCAGGGTCAGATCAACCACCGGCAGCGACTTCTGCTGCTGCGGCATGTCGACGGTCACCACGTAGCCAAACCCGCAGGAGAAGATCGGCCAGTCGAACGGATTGCCCGAGCTGTCGGAGACCAGCGAGTCGGCACGCCGCCGGCCGATCCCAGGGGTGTCGATGTAGACCTGGTGGCTGGTCCCGTCCAGCACGATGGTGGAGCTGGTCGGGATGTAGGAGAACACCACGTCACCGCAGAAGTTGCACGGATCGCTACTCGGGTTGCCGGTGTCGAACACATCGGCGTAGAACCGCAGCCGGACGTTGCGAGCCTCCACCGTCTTGGTGGTCAGCGCGACGATCGGCACCACCTCGGTCCACAGCGGGATCGAGTCACGCGGCACAGTGAAGCTGCGTCGCCGGTAGTTGACCGGGAAGCTGAAGCACGTCGGTACCACGCTCGGCACGTCCGGCGGTGGTACCAGCAGGCTGCAGGTCGGATCGTAGACCGGCTTGTAGGTGGCCACCGGGCAGTACGGGTCGGTCTGCACGGTTCCGGCCGGGTCGAAGACGGCACCGTCGGGCAGGCCGTCGACGTAAGGGTCCTTTACCGCCGGGTCAAGGAAGCCCTGGACCAGGTGTCGCTCGATCCCGAACTCGGCAGGGTTGGCTGCCACCATCGTCCAGGTGACCGTCCAGACGTGGCTGCCGTCGACCAGCCCCAGCTTCTTGGTGATGGTCGGCCCAGTGATGGTGGTGACCTCGTGCAGAGTCCGGCCGACCTGCTGGTAGCAGTCGTCAGATGTCGGCAGCGGATCGGGGACGTAGGTCTTCTTGTACCGAACCGACGGTGATTGGTCCGCCGCACCCAGCCAGGCGTAGGTGTACTCAC